GAACTTGTCGCCCTCTTCTCTGCGAACTATTGCGTTGGCCCATGACTTGCCGGGATCACCACCCCAAAGCGCCCAGGCTATGCGGCCAGCGGATGGATAGCCATCCTCGCCGGGGGAGAATCCTTGGCCTTGCTTGTCCACCTCATGGCGGGCGAAGTAAGACACCATCCGCTTGACGGTATCGAGCGAAAGGTTGCGGCGATTCTTGATGTCACGAGCGCGGGCAACGCCGATCTCGGTGCCGCCACGGTTGAACTCATCACGCCATTCGAGGCCGCGCGTTGCTTCTCGTGCCATTGCCTCGTTAGGCGAGTAACCATCGGCCTTGCCTTCCCACTTGGAAATGCAGACGGCATAACGCTGATCTTCATCGGGAAAATCAGACATTGCCTCCTCGTCGCTCATGCAACGGGAGATGAACTCGTCTTCGTTTTCTGTCGGGCCGGGGCTAGGCATGAGGGGAATATATCATTGCTTGATTGAAATCACAACATGGCCTCAAGGGCGGCGTCATCCACGATGTAACCAACAGCACAACGGCAGTTAATGACCTCTTCGCCGGGTCCGGAAGGATCTCCGGGGAAGGCTAGGTCAGAATCGCCCACACGGAAGGTATCGTCCATTCCTACAACCTGGCCGTTCGCCTCGCGATGCGTCTCTCTGGTGCGGTCATCGGCAGCGGCTAGCCACTCACGGGCCAATGGCAAGCCGGTCTGCTTTGCGGCCTCCTGGGAGCCGTAATTGGCAGCGCCGTGCGTCTCGGTGCGGGCGATCATCTCGGCCCTGTAGGACGAAATCTGCGGCACCAAGTCGAGGATGTAGGATGCGGTGCCGCGTTGGCCCAAGCCGTCCTCGTATCCTTTCCGAACTGCCCGAATTATTTGATCGCGGGTTGTTTCCGTCACCTCTGTGATGCGACGGCGGATCGCCTCTTGCTCAATAAAGCGCAACGCCCTGCGCGTCATGATCTGGGCGAAGCTTTCCTTGGTTTCCAGTTTCAAGCCTCGCGCCTTGGCTTGCTCCATGATGCGAGAGCCGAACATGGTGATCGAGGCAATTGCCATCTGGCGATAGGTCGCCTCGATACGGTCACGGAAGTCGCGCGGCAAGGTGACGTTGCCGGTCTGCTCCCAATGCTCGACCATCTCACGCATGGCGGTTGCTATCTCGCGCTGAAGACGGCCACGGAATTGAACCGTAAGCCTATCGAGCAATGCGCCTTGACGGCGCACCTCGCGGCGCGTGTTTGAATCAACCAGCCTTCGAACCATAAGCCAGTGCTTTCACAAGATCGGGGCTGAGTTGTTCCGGTATCGGTTCGTTTGCCATGCTCAAGGGGATTTCGGCGGAAGAAACAAAAAGGACATCGCCGCCATCGATTGGCCCGTAGCCCTTCAAGGCGCGGCGCTCATTGATGGTGAGGTCTTGTGACTGATCAGCCATCTGCCACATCGAAAGTCGCTTCTCGGCAATGGCCGGGATGCTGTCGATGTCAGGCTTGATCTCGACACCGTAGATCGAGCCGAGCCAATTGTTCCAATCGTTCACGATCATCTGGAGCAGAGGGAGCGCCGTATCTTCCCAGAACGCCAGACGAGCCTCGGCATAGTTGGAATAGGTGTTGTCACCAGGAATGCCGAGCAATTGCGGCGGCACGCCGAATGCCAAGGCAACGTCACGGGCCGAGGAGAACTTGACATCGATGATGCCCATGTCATCCGGTGACAAGCCCATCTGTTGCCAGTCGAGGCCACCTTCGAGCAGCATCGGGCGACCTGCGTTGGAGGAGCCAGAGTATTGTTCCTCGATCTGCGCCTTGAGACGGTTGAAGTTCTCGTCTGATAGCGTGCCGGAATCCTTGACGGTCAATGCACCGGATGGACGCGCCGAATTCTGGAGCAAGGCTTGCATCCAGTTCATGGCTTCGTTGTTCTGGTCGATGGCGTAGGAACCTGCCTCGATGGGTGACATGCCGTACCAATCGTTCAACGGGTTGAACAGCTTCAAGTGCCGCACATCGCATTCGAGCGTGCGCGGATCCATCTCCCACCGCACCTTGTTCTGGCCAAGCGTATATTCGTATGCAGACGGGATGCCATTGGATGACGGAACAATTTTCATGCGGTCAGGGCGAAGCTGGTAAAGCTCCTTGACCTCGCGGCCCACCATGAACCGCTCTTCGTAGCCGTTGCCCGCGATCATCAGGAACGACACCTTGGCGCGAACGTAGTCGGAATAGGACTGAAGCGGATTCGGTCGTTCGAGCAGAGTGATCAGCGGATGATCAACCAGTTCCGTCTCACCACGGTAGACGCCAAGATTGACGGATGCGATGGCATCAGCGATCCGGTTGATGGCCTGATATGCCACCACGTTCTTGCCATAGGCTTCCTTGGCGAAGCTCTCGTAATTGCGTGGCGACCACACGGCTTGGCCGGGATTGATCACCATCAGCTTGGCGGCAGCGGATTCCTTGCGCTCTTGCGGGCGGCGGAAACGGTCAAAAAGTCCCATCTAGAACCTCACAAGGCGCGAACCGCAGGAGCAGACTGCGGCGCGGTCATATCGGAAATTGCACTCATTGCGGCGTCTATCATATCATCATGTGTGCCGTTGGGAAAGACCGAGGCCTCGGACATGAAATCGGCCAGGTGATCAATGTTGGACATGATGTAGACATTGCCGGATTGGACGTAGGGCGCGGCATCGAATGCGCGTGTCACTTTGTCGGTGTTGCGCTGAATCGGGATGATCGGAATGCCCTCGCGTTTCAGCTTCTGGATCAGGCCGGTGCCGCTTACCTTGTCTTCAACCTTGAAGGCTCGAAGCGGCCCATGATACGGCTGGGAATGATGCTTCTGCCAAAACGCGCGGGCCATCGTCTCAAGTTCTGGAGCCTCCCACTTGCCGCGTGCCATATCGAGCAGCACGATTTGTCCGGTTTGCGTTTGGCCCCAGCATTGAAAGACGGAATAGTCATTCTGTTCCCTTGTCTTTTGCGCGGTGTCGGCATAGATCGCACGCCACTTGAGCGGCGGCATTGCCTCATAGAATCGCCACCATTCGTCCTTGAAGATGCCGCCGCCAAGCGGAGCGGGGCGTTGCATGTATTGACCAGCGAACACATAGGGACTGGATTGCTCCAGGCGGTCGAGCATCTCGGGCGGGAATTGCTCCGGCCAGAACGATGATCCATCGGGATCACGGGCAGGGATGACAAGGCTATCCCAATGTTCACCGGATCCGCCACCTAAAAGCCAGCCGGAAAGATCATCTTCGTGGAGCCGCTGCATGATGACGATGATCGGCGTGTCTGTCTTGTTGAGGCGCGACTGTATCGTGGTCTGATACCAGTCGATCACGTTCTGGCGCATGATGGGCGAGGTTGCTTCACCTGCCTTGTGCGGGTCATCGATGATGATGGCACCGCCGAAGCCGTCTCGCATCTTGCCAGCGCCATAGCCTGTGATGGTTCCTTCTGCGCCGGTTGCGTATACGATGCCGCCGTGTGAGGTCCGAAACTCATCCTTTGCCTTGCTATCGTCTTGGAGCGATACCCACGGGAATATTGATCGATAGGTCTCGTGCTGCATCATGGCGCGGATGTCGTATGCGTTGGATGTGGCGAGGCGCTTTGAATAACTGGCGTGGATGAATTCGGCATCAGGCACGAGGCCGATGGTCCAGGCGATGAATGCCTTGACGGCAATCTCGGTCTTGCCGGATCGAGGCGGCACGTTGATGATGAGCCGCTTGATGCGGTGGGCGAAGACCTGCTCGAGGCTACGGCAGATTTCCCGCTGATGCCTGTTCGGTAGCATGTCCTGATTGGTGCGGGCGCGGTAGATCGTGCGGGCGAACTTGTAGAGCCGTTGATGGTTGGCGGCTCGATGTTCACTCGGCGTCATCGTAAATCTTGTTGAGCGCAGCAAGGACGGCGGCAGCGACTGGCTCCGGTCTCAGCGATCCATCCTCGTTGGAGATGTCCACGGTTTCGCGCCAGCGCGCGCGCGTCTTGAGCCAGAAGATCATGGCAGTTGTATCGCCAGCCTTGGCCTTGTTGAATAGCGCACCGCCGATGGTTGCGTTGGCCTTGTCCCTGGCTTGCTTCAGTTCGGCGGAATAATACTTGTAAAGCGTCTCTTTGTGGATGCCGAGGATTTCGGCAATGCTCTCGTGCGTGGTGCCGACCGTTGCGTGCAGCGAGACTAGCTGGCGCTGCGCGTCTGTCGGTGCGTGAGGCTTGCGGCCTAGCTTGCCTTTGGTTTCTTCGGTCATGTCGATGCCTCAAGTTCCTTGCGTTTTTCGGCTATGGCAACGTCATATGATGCGGAGCTGTCTTTCTTCCAATCGTATCGGCTGGAAGCGACATCCTCGAATGTCTGGCCGGTGGATTCGAGCGTTGCCTTGTGGCCGGTGAAGTCTTGCCAGCGTTTGACGATGACATCGCAATACTTTGGGTCGAGTTCCATTGCGTAGATTGAGCGCCCTGTCATTTCGCCAGCGATGATCGTGGTGCCGGAACCGGAGAAGGGTTCATAGACCGCCTGGCCGGGATTGCTGTTGTTCTCAATCGGGCGCTTCATGCAATCCACTGGCTTCTGGGTGCCGTGGCCGGTTTCGGATTTCTGCGGCTTATCGATCTTCCAGAGCGTGGTTTGCTTCCGGTCGCCACCATAATGCCCGACTGCCTTTTCCTTGACTGCGTACCAGCACGGTTCATGCATCCAGTGGTAGTCGCCACGCCCAATAGCAAAGTTGGACTTTGCCCAAATAATCTGAGAGCGCAATTTGAAATCGCAAGCCGTCAAGCTGTCAGCCACTACGCCAGCGTAAAGACCAGCGTGCCAAACGTATGCCACATCGCCGGGAAACAGCGCCCATGCTTCGCGCCAGTCGGCTTTGTCATCGTTCATGACCTTGCCGATAGCACTAGCACCGATCTTCTTGCCGTTCGCTCTGTCGGCCTCGTTGCGCCAGTTCGGATCATAGACAACACCATAAGGCGGATCAGTCACCATCAAGTGCGGCTTGACGCCAGCCAGCAGCGCATCGACATCAGTTGCAACGGTCGAGTCTCCACACATCAGCCGATGCTTGCCCATCAGCCAAACGTCACCCAGCACCGTCACCGGATTGGCTGGCGTTTCCGGCACCGCATCCGGGTCGGTCAGGCCATCGGTCTTCTCCGCGAGGAAGTTCTCAAGTTCGCCGGGATCGAAGCCGGTGAGGGAGAGATCGAAGTCCATGCCCTGCAAGTCGCCGAGTTCGACTTTCAACAGATCGATGTCCCATCCGGCATCGAGCGCCATCCGGTTGTCGGCAATGACATACGCGCGCTTCTGGGCCTCCGTGAGGTGGCTCGCCTCAACGCACGGCACTTCCTTCAGTCCCAGCTTGTTCGCCGCCAGGACGCGCCCGTGGCCCGCCACGATGCCATTCTTGCCGTCCGTCACCACCGGGTTGATGAACCCGAACTCCTTGATCGATGACGCGATCTTGGTGACTTGGGCCTCGGAGTGCGTCCGGCTGTTGCGGGCGTACGGGATGAGGTCTGAGGTTGGAATCAGCTTATAGGTCAGCATTGCTGTCCTTTTTATTGTCGGTTTTTGTGACTGCCTTAACGGCAAGTTCGATATATCGCGGAATCGGCTGCTTGCCGGTTTCGTATGCTCGGAACGTGTTGCGTGCGAGGCCAAGGGCTTCTGCTGCCTTGCGCTTCGATAGGGCAACGGAGGTGCGCCATTGGATGAGTTCGTCCGGTGTCATGCGGCGCAATATAGAGCAAAAAAAACCCCGCCACAAGGGCGGGGCTGAGTTACTGCGGCGGGAGGAGTAAACCGCAGGGGGATCAATACCGATATGGATGCTTTGGCACTTCAATGCCCATGCGTCTAGCCTTTTCCCTCATCTCGCGGAAGGCCTTCAATTCGTTCTGCCGGATGCGTTCGCGGGTGACGCCATAGTCCTTGGCGATCTCTTCGAGCGTCCTTTCCGGTTCGCCGGTGAGGCCGAAGCGGGCTTCGATCATGGCGCGGCGGCGTGGATGGGTGATGGCAGCGACCAGCTTGGCAAGGAGCGGCTTGTCCACTTCCAGGCTCGATGGTGCGGCGATCTGGGCGAGTTGCTCGGCGTCGATCTCGGCCTCGATGGAGTTGCGGGCGGTGAGCAGGTCTCGCATGTGGTGCGGCCAGAGGTCTTCCGGCTCGGTGCGGAGTGCGGAGGAGATGTCCATTGCGAGTTCTGACCAGTCGCCGTTGGCGATGGGCTTTTCGCGGAAATTTATAATCGCGTTGATGTGTTGCGGAGACTTGCCCATGAAGCGGGCGAGATCGGCTTGTGTGGCGAACCCTGCAGCCTTGATGGCGCGGAGGAGTCTGGCGTTTCGGACTGTTACTTTGACGGCGAAGTCGGTCATGACTTGTATGGCTCCGGAAGTGGCATCCATGCGGTTACGTTATTGAGCTTCTCGCCTCGGGGTCCGTCATCGTGCCACCGTTGGCTTGTTTTATTCCATCGGGCGATGCGGATGCGGTGGAAAGTTTTGATCGGGCCGCCGAACATGGCAAGCTCGAATTTGCTCGTCTCGTAGGTACAGGTGACGAGGACACATCCTTCGGGCTTGCGGTCGCCTTTGGCGATGGGGGTCCATGTGGCTGTCATTCGGTCCTCGTGACTTTGGTGCCGATGATGCCTCTCAGGCTGATCTTGCGGCAAGTGTAGCGGCGTGGGCGGTAGTAGCGGGCGGCATCGTGCTGGAGCGATTTTGAACTCCGACCGGGAGCGAAGAACGATTCGCCGATCTCGACGGTGCGCCACGGATACTTGGGCGGACGTCCACTGGGCTTAGGCATTGTAGAAGCTCAGATCGAATCCGTAGTAGGGTTCAGCTATGACGCGGCTCAATGGGGTGTGGACCGATGCGTCGATTGCCCATTCGTAGGGTCCAGCCTCGAAGCAGACTGACCAGCAATCAATCCCGTCATGGTGGCGGGGTTCGCCGGGGGCGCGGATGGCGACCTCGATGTCTGGCTTCATGCCTTCTGCCTTGGCCTTTGCTACGCATAAGGCGTGAACGGCAAGGGCTGCTGCGTGAGCGTTCTGTGCGGTCCAAATGGCTGTGCTGACCAGATTGGTGAACTCGGTGTCGGTCACTTCGAGGCCTCCTCTGCCCTATAGACGATCCAGATCGAACGTGCGCGGGGCGTCAGGTTGCCGATGCTGATCGCCATGTCGGCCATGCGGAGGCGGGCGGCTTTGGACTTGGTGTGGCGGCGCATCTCCTCGATGACGAGGGTGGCTTCCTCGCCGGTCTGGGGCGGTTTGCGGGGGCGGGTGGAGAGTTCGGCCATTGCTGTGTGTCCCTTGGCGATGATGTCGGCTGCGGTGGTCATTGTTGGCTCCTATTGGGTGGGTGGGTGGGTGAGGGGCGCGGGGCCCCTCGGGTTAGGCAACCGGCTCGGCGCGGAAGTTGGTGAGGCCAGCGAACCCGAAGGCCACCGCATCGCGCTTGGCGCGTTCGATGCCAGCCTCGGGCGACTTGCGCCAGATGAAGCATTCGAGAACCGAACCATCGGCGCGGTCTGCGAGGATGCGGTAGGAAGCGAAAGAAGCGAGAAGCATGTTGCCCTCCTTGGGCTGTGCAGTGGCGGGATTGCCCTGCGCTGTTGATGTCCTCTTATCCCATGCCTTGCAGAAACTTGCAAGCGTCATGTTGCAGAAAAGTGCAAGAAAGCGCAATCCCGATAAATGCCAATACTAAGCCTTTGAAATTGCTAGGCTTTTAATTAACGGCCTATATAGCCGTGAGCACCAAAAACGCCAAAGAATAGCAGATTAGCTTGTGCTTTCAATGGCTTAGGCCAATCACGGCATTAAAGGCAATTAAATGATTTATGGGTGAAGGCGGAAGGGGAGTCCCGGGCGGGTGGCTGGTGGTGGGTGGTGGGGTGGTGGTACTGTAATATATATAAATAGTATAATTCTCTCTATATATATACAACACTAGCAACATCAAGCACTTGCACGATCCATTTACGGGTGACGCCCTGCCCTCGAATAAGGCCCCTTAAATAAGAAAAGGCCCCGGATCGCGCCGAGGCCCTGCCACTAGCACATGTCCCTAGGTCAATCTTCCGTGGCCTCAGGTGCCGGGATGAACCACGCCATGCGAGGTCTTCCCCGCTGGCCCTTGTTCGTGTGGCGGCATTGGATGCCGTAGTCGGCAACCAACTTGTCCATCACCTGGCCCCGGTCCCGAAGCGTCAGGGCATCGAATGCAGAGATGCGGTTGCCCAGTTCTGCCTCTGTCAGCCCCTTGAGACCCGAAGACCTTAGCTTGGCAATGACGGCCTTGCAGATCGCCTGATGGCTGCTCTCGGCCATGTTGTCCCTAAACATGGCGATGGCGCGGCGGTTGTAGAACCTGACATAATCAATCGCCCATTGCATAGGCTCCGGGCCGATCTCGGTCTCTAGCAATGACCTAGCGACAATCAGGCTGATCCGCATGGCAATCTCGCGGCTGCGGTTGTACATCGCCTCAAGGCCGGTTTCGTTCTCGCTCTTGATCGCTCCGACCAGTTCGGCCTCGTAGTCCCGCAGGATGTCCATTGCTGGCCTTGTAAACGGCACCTCGACGGGATCTGGCGGCATGTCATAGGTATTGGTGCCAGTCAGGTTTCCGGCCCCAGAGTGCGCCTGTGCCTGTTCTTGAAGCCATCCGATGATGCGGTCGCCAATTGGCACGATCCGCCGCTCCTGGCTCATTTGCACGCCGATCTCAGACTTGACGATGAGGAAGCGGTTCAGGAGGCCAGACGCGATGTCACCGCCTGAGATAGCCCCATAGAACTCCGATGGCGTAGACATGCCTAGGAGCGTCAAGGAAGGCCTTCTGATCACCTTCTCAAAGGCCTCTGCCTGTTCCTTGGTTAAGCCGATGGTGGCGTATCCTTGTGGCCGCAAGACGCCATCCTGCCTACCGAAGCACTCCATGATGGCGGTGAGGCTATCAGCCTTGTGCTGCATCGAGCGATTGGCGGCAGACTTGAGCGTGCGGCCCAACTCATCGATCACGGAAACGTGAATAGGCCGGGAGATGAGCGCCGAGAAGACGCCGCTGGCTGATGTGTAACCGGCTGGCCCTAGCAGATGCCCTAGCTGGGCTGCATCAAGCATGGCCTCGATGACCGTCTTGGCGTGTTCCTTGCCGCAACCTGTCTCGCCAATATTGAGCAGATACAGGTTGCTGAAGTTGCGCTGGCTGGTTGTCCATCTCCGCCCCATTGCAACGGCACCAAGGGCAATCGCGGCTTGCACGGCAAACTGCGGCTGCGTCTTGATAGCGGTTGTCTCATAGTACCGCACAACGTCTTGGAGCACGCCAGGGATCGAAAGCAGGTGCGCCGGGATAGATGCCAGCGGATTGTCGGGCGTGACGCTGGTGGTGCGTTTGGAAGGCAGCACGCCGGGAGTTGCCGCCTTGCCGTGGTCGATCTGGACCTTCGCTTCGGGCGTCCACTCATGGCTCGGATCGGTGGTGATGTTGAGAAAGGCGGCTGCGTTCTTGATCGCTGCACTCATGTTCCCGGCGTGCTCGAACTGTAGGTAAAGCTCAAAGCAATCGAAGGCGTGTTCATTGCCGAACGGATCGGAACCGTGATGGCTGAACGCCGTGTTATTGTCGAAGACGTTGCAACCGGCCAGCTTGGTCCCGCTGTTGGGGCTTAGATACCGATTAGGTGCGGTGCGCTTGTAGCCATACTTGACCAGCAGTTCACCGATATTGTGCGCTGCATTATAGGCATCGATCACCGAGGTGCCGGGATTAGGTGCTCGAACCCGAACCGGGGCTTGATACTCAGGCCTGACCTTCCACGGGCATAGGTCCATCATTTGCGGGCGAAAGCGATCCCACTCGTCCCACATGACTTGGAGTTGACGCGGCAGGATCGGAATCTGGTCGAAGGGCAACCCTTCCCAGACATAGGGCTGCATCGTGTCGGGATGGATCGACGGCGGCAGCACATCTTGCACCGCCCCGCCGCGAAGCTCAAAGACAGTTGTGTTGCCACGGCCATCCTTGTTCGGCCATGCGATGGAATGCCGGGAGAGATCATCCCGATGGGCGCGGAAGATCAATTTCCCTCGCCCCTCCCGGCCCCGGATTCTGGCGGTTGATGCCATCAAGGCGTCAAGATCAAGACCGAGCCCCTCGAAGATGATCCGCGTCCATTCCATATGGTCGATGTCAATGGCGCAAGTGCCGGTCCATTGATGGATGAGGCCGACGTTCCAGGTTGGATTTCTTGAGTAGAAATCAATGGCACCCTGTCCGGTGAGTGCCTTGTCCTTCTGGTTCCAGCCGTAGGATGTCGGCCCCTTCTGCCCTGCTGGGATCGGGACAAGATACCAGCCGAGTTCGGTGTACTGCTTGATGCTATCAATGATGGTCATGTTAAGGACGGCCTCCCCATTGTTCAGCCATCGCTTGTGCGATGCCTTCAAACGTCCTGCTGCGTTCTTTCCAGCGATCTGGCCCCGGCGGCATCTTGTGAATGCGTGCCTCTCGGCCTTCCACGATGTTGGTCGGCGTCAGTTTCGGCAGGTTCTTGAGCCAAAGGCAAGTGGCCTTGGTTTCTCCATGCCCGAATTGCCACGGCTGGATGATCTGGTCTGGCTTGCGGATGCGGCTGCTGATGACGCTAATCGGGTTCTCCAGCGCAATGCGCTCGATAGGCGCGTCCATGAGGCGATGCACAAAATCGAGTGCCTCGGCCTGTTCGATCTGCTTGTCCTTGAACCATCGAGCACCGGAAACGGCGAGATGAGTGCAAGGCGGGTGAGCGATCATCAAATCCCAGTTGCGATGCAAATGCTGAAGCACATCTCCGTGGATATGATTGCCAAGGCGTTCGGTCGGCAGCAGGTCACAAGACCAAGCATCGTGGCCTCTGGCAGCGAAGGCATCCCGCACCGTGCCAGAGTATTCACAAGCGACCAGTACCCTCACGGCTGCTTCTCGCCAAAAAACTCCGTGAGCAGCTTGATCGTCTCATATCGAGCGCCGGGAGCGCCATCTCGAATGGCCTTCACGGTGTTGTAGGAAAGGCCGGTGGCCTTGACGATCTCGGGAATATCAGCCCCGGCAAGTCGGGCGCGAATCTCTTCGATGGATAGCATGGTCATTCTCCTGTGTGCGAGGATTGCAATTTTTTCTATTGCACGCATTTCAGAAATATGCAATAAGCCATTCCGTTGAGAGGAAAGGAGTTGCCATGAGCAGCAACGTAACGGGCCTTTGCGGGGCCTGGCTTCAAGCCAAAAGCCGCGAGGATGAAGCCAAAGCGGCCCGCATCAAGATCGAAGACGAAATCTCCCAGGCACTGGACGCAAAGGACGAAGGCTCGATTACGCACAAGGTCGAGCCGTACAAGGTGACGCTCAGCCAGCCGATCTATAGAAAGGTGGACATGGGCGTCTGGGAGACCATCAAGGGCTTCATTCCGATGGAGGCGTGGCCGCTCAAGATGAAGGTTGAGGTAGACGATACCGGATGCCGCTGGTTGATGGAGAATCGGCCTGACCTCTGGAAGATCGCCGCAACGGCCATCACCGCAACGCCGGGAAAGATCGGCGTCAAGGTGGTGAAGTCATGATGGCAATTGATCTTTATGAACTGGCGGAATCGCTCCAGAACGCACGCGATCATGTCGTGGTTGCCAAGGGCGACAAGATTAACCGCAACTATCATCTGCGCTGCGCCATAGAGAATGTGCGCGAGGCAATGAAAATGCTTGGGCTTAAGGAGGTTGGAAACGATGGCAATTGATCTCAAGAAACTGGAACGACCGCGAGGGCAACGACCCATCATCGCCACCTTCTTTGGTGAGGGTGGCATGGGCAAGTCAACGCTCGCGGCGATGTTCCCGAGGCCGGTGTTCATCCGCACCGAAGATGGCACGGCTTCGCTTGCCGGCAATGACGAGGTGATGCTCTTTCCGCTGGTCTCGTCCAGTCAGGAGGTGCTGGATCAGATCGAGGCATTGGCAACGCAAGAGCACGAGTTCAAGACGCTGGTGCTCGACAGCATCACGCAGCTGGGCACGCTCATCGAGCATGAGATCGTTGCCGCCGATCCCAAAGCCAAGAGCATCAATCAGGCCGGTGGCGGTTACGGAGCGGGCTACAACACCGCTGCCGAGAAGCACCGGCAGGTGCGGGAATGGGCTGGCGCACTGGCCTACGAACGCGGCATGAACGTTGTCTTTATCGGTCATGCCGATACTGAAACGCTAGACCTGCCCGACTTCGATCCGTTCGCCAGATACACGGTTCGGATGCACAAGCGATCCTTGCCCCACTATACCGATAACGTGGACCTAGTGGGGCTGATCCGGCTCAAGACATACGTTCGAGGTGATGGCGACAAGAAGCGGGCGATCTCGACGGGCGACCGGGAAATCATCTGCTTCCCGCAAGCCTCAAGCGTGACCAAGAACCGCTTTAACATCACCCAGCCATTGCCGTTCACATTCGAGGGCGGCAACCCTTTTGAAGCCTTTGTAGCAAAGTAGGAGAAGAGAATGAGACTGAATGGATTCGATGCGAATGTCGTGGAACCGAGTGCGCCACGCGAAGTCATCCCGGCTGGCAAGTACAAGGCCGTGATCACGAAGTCGGAAGAGCGCCCCACCAAGGCACAGACCGGCTCGATGCTGGTGCTCACCTGCCAGATCATCGAAGGGCCGCACCAGGGCGTCAGCCTGATGGACCGGCTGAACCTCAACAACCCCAACAAGACGGCGGAAGAGATTGCCCAGCGCACGCTCTCGGCCATCTGCCGGTCGGTTGGTGTGATGATGCCGAACGAGAGTTCGGACCTCCACGACAAGCCGCTGATGATCACTGTCAAGGTCAAGCCCGCAGAGGGCAACTATCAGGCATCGAACGAGATCGCCGGATATGAGCCGTGCGAAGTGGGGACACCGGCTGCTGCACCTGCGGCGGCTGCGGTGCCACCCTGGAAGAAGAAGTGATGGACAGGCTTATGCGGAAAAAAGAAGTCCTTGCTGCTATCGGCATGAAAGCAACATGGCTTCATTGTGAAGTGAACTCAGGCCGATTTCCAAAGCCTGTGAAAGTTGGAGCGCGCGCGGTTGCTTGGCGGCGATCAGACATAGAGAAATGGCTCAACGCAAGAACTTATGTTCTTGTTAGCAATTGGAAAGATGATCGCTAAAGCAATGGCAAAGCGGGGCGGCTTCATTAAAAGATGGGGTCGCCCCAACTATCAAGGGAGGATACATTGACAACCGACACCTATGCAATCGAACGCTTCATGAAGCAGCAGCTAGACGGCAACTTCTGGAGTTTCGATGTCGAAGGCCGCATCGTCTGGAACGATGTGCCAGTTGACTATATGCCGCAATTCAAACGCTACACATGGACCGATGGAGAAGAAGATCGGCCAAAGACGCAAATGATGCGCCGCGATTGGTCGATGGATGACTTCCGGCGGATCGAGAAGCTGCGGATCAAGAGGCGATTCTGGAATCAAATTGCCAAGAACTTCGGCGCAAGCGAAACGGCTACGAGCGACTTTTACAAGCGCATCATTGCCCAGCAAAACGAGAACATGACGAAAGAAGTCACAATCAGGCGGATGAAGATCATCAAGTGGATGCACGACGAAGGCTGCAATGCAAAAGCAATCAGCATGTTTATGCACTATGATCGAATGATGATCGAGAGCATCACCGGGAGGGAAGAGGAATGAAACTCGACATGACATCGCCAATCGTAAAGGCGATCTATCAGCGTTACGAAGACAACCGCCGCAACGCACACAGGCCGCATCTTGGCGGATCGCAGATCGGCAACGCTTGCGTTCGTGCGCTTTGGTATCAGTTTCGGTGGACCTATACAGAGAAGCACGAAGGCCGCATCTTGCGCCTCTTCGAGACGGGAGAGCGCGAGGAACTGCGGGTGATCCAGAACCTGCGCGCCGCCGGATGCACCGTCTGGGATCGCGATCCGGCAACAGGCCAGCAGTTCCGATATACAGCGCACCACGGGCATTTCGCCTTGAGCCTGGACGGAGTGGTCGAAGGCTTGCCTGATAGCACGCAGCCACACACGCTCGAAGTGAAGACCATGAGCGACAAGTATTTTAAAGTGCTGTGCAACCTCGGCGTCGAGAAGGCGAAGCCGGTCTACTATGCACAGTGCCAGATCGGAATGCACTTGAGTGGGCTGGATCGCTGCCTGTTCATTTCGGTCAACAAGAACACCGACGAGATTTATGCCGAGCGGCTCAAGGTCGATCATGACTTCGCAGGTGATTTGCTGTTCAAGGCTCAAGAGATCATTTTTGCAGATCGACCACCGCTGGGCATCAGCAATGATCCGGCATGGTTCGAGTGCAAGTTCTGCCCGTATCATTCGATCTGCCACGGCGATGATGCAGCGGAACTGAATTGCCGCACTTGCGCCTTCTCGACATCGTGCATTGATGGAGAATGGACATGTGAGAGGCACAAGAAGGCACTCGATGAGATCGACCAGCGCAGCGGCTGCGGTGATCACATATACAATCCGGCGCTAGTGAAGCTGCCGGTGCATGACAGCGGCGAAGACTGGATCGATTACATCAACGAAGACGGCGAGATCGTGAGGAACAAGGGCAGGGAGTTTAGCGTTAATTCATGATCCAGCCATTTTTAATAGGCGAAGGATGGATGCACATGCTGGACGGCGATCCGTCTTGTCGGGAAATTTTTGACCGTCATTACAGCAGATATGTCTACGCAGATGGCCGTAAGCCCAAGCTGTTCGTGGGGCCAGGTGAAAAGATGGTTTTAATGCAGGCCGATGGGCAGGCACTATGCGTCTGGCGGAAATTCATCAGCGGCAACGGGCAGCAGGGCGTCAATTGCGCTATCTACCGGAATGAAAGCGAAAGGAAGGCTTCCGAAATGTTGCGAGAGGCGATGGCAGAAGCTTGGGCCAGATGGCCGGGTGAGCGGCTTTACACTTATGTGAACCCGCGAAAGGTCAAACCAACAATTGAGCGTAGTCGTCCAGTCTGGGGCTGGTGCTTCTACAAGGCAGGATGGTCATACGTTGGCTTAACTGGACGTGGTCTTCATATTTTGGAGTTTAGCACATGCTAGAACTCCGCCCCTATCAACGCGCCGCCATTGATGGCCTTTACAATTATTGGTCAGACAAGAAAGGCGACAATCCGATCATTGTTGCTCCGACTGGCTCGGGCAAGAGCCTGATCATCGCGCACCTGATCAAGGATGCGATGAGTTATCCCGGCACGCGCGTCCTGATGCTGACGCATGTCAAGGAGTTGCTGGAGCAGAACGCTAGTGAGTTGGTGGCGCTCTATCCCGATGCAGATGTCGGCTTTTATAGCGCCAGCCTAAAGAAGAAGGTGCTGCGGAAGCCGATCACGTTTGCTGGCATCCAGTCGATCCACAAGAAGGCTTATCAGATGGTGCCAGCGCCTGATCTGGTGATTGTGGACGAGGCGCATCTGATCCCGAAGACAGACGGCACACGCTACAACAAGTTCCTCTCTGACCTCCGCATATGCAATCGCGGTGTGAAGGTGGTCGGTCTTACGGCTACGCCCTACCGGCTTGATAGTGGCTGGCTGCACGAAGGCGACAACGCAATCTTCGATGGCATTGCATACGATATTCCGGTGGCCGATCTCATGGAGCAGGGCTTCCTGGCCCCAGTGATTAGCAAGAGCGGCGTCAAGACCATCGACCTATCGAACGTCGGCAAACGCGGCGGGGAGTATATCGAAAGCGAACTAGCCAAGGCCGCATCGGACCCGGAATTGGTAACAGAAACGGTTGCAGAAATCGTGCGCTATGGTGCGGAGCGCAAGGCGTGGCTGGTCTTCGCTTGCGGAGTCAATCATGCAGAGTTGCTCCGCGCCGAATTCGAGACGCATAACATCGAGGCAGATGTGGTGACAGGTGCCGATGGCATGAGCGCACGCGCCGAGAAGATCGAGCGGTTCCGGCGTGGCGGAAGCAAGTGCCTGATCAACGTCAACGTCTTGACCACCGGCTTCAATGTCCCGCATGTTGACCTCGTGGCAATCGTGAGGGCGACCGAAAGCACCGGCCTATACATCCAGATTGTCGGGCGCGGAACACGCATCGCGCCGGGGAAAGAGAACTGCCTGGTGCTGGACTACGGCGACAACGTGATGCGCCACGGATTCATTGATCAGATCAAGCCGAAGATCAAAGGCCGCACGGAGGACGGTCAAGCCCCGGTCAAGAAATGCCCAGAATGTTTGACTGTCAATCATGCCGCCGTTAGAGTGTGCATCGAGTGCGGCCATGAATTCCCGCCTCCGCAGTTCAACCACGGAACGAAGGCATATTCTGGCGCGATGATCTCCACACAGGTACAGGCCGAATGGGTTGACGTTGACGATGTTGGCTATTCCCGCTGGCGCAAGGAAGGCAAGCCAGATAGCATCCGCGTCACCTATTATTGCGGCCTGATCAAAGTCTCCGAGTGGCTATGCCCTGATCACGGAGGCTATGCTGCGGAGCGATACCAGAAGCGGATGCCATCGCTAGGAGCGTCTGCCATGACCACCGAGGACGCCATGCAAGAGTGC